TCTAAATCTTGCCGTAAGACTTGTGGGCGTAGTGGTCTTTCTTCAGACGCACGATTGCCACAGGCTTAGACTGATCTTTTTCTACCTGCTCTGCCAAGGCCACGGCCAAGGTCTGAACCGCACGCTTACCGCCTACTGACGTAGTGGTGAAACGTGCTTCCATGCCTTTGTCTTCGCCGCTGATGCACTTTAAAGACATACCGACTTGGGTTTCCCAACCCTTTTTGGCGCCTGGGGGCGCTTCGTCGAGCTCAGGCAATGGCTGGCTTACGCTCGCCATCTTCTCGGCCAATACTTCACCATCGCCCCAAGCAATAAAGCCATGGACAAAAGAGAAAGGATTGATGGCCCAAGTCGAATCTTCTTCAGCTTCGGTTTGATCTGCGCCGAAAACCCAATGGCCAGTTTTATCCATTTTCAGGATGACTGTGCCTGCTGGGCCAACATCGGCTTGAATCGCGCGCAAAGCGGATGACAGGGTGGAGACTGCTGGCAAGCCAGCTTGGGAGAACGCTACTAGATTGGACATTTCTGTTTCCTTTACATGATTTTAGAAAGGGCTGCAGTTAACTGCTTCCCGATTTGAACAACTTCGGGGCGTGGGTCATCCACGCTGGCCAAAGTGTTACCTGAACTAATGGCGACGACTAGATCGTCTGGTAGGCCGAGCTTGCGCTTTTTGAGCACCTTCTCGGCCTTCGCAGGGGAGATCACAGACGACTCCATCACTTCAGATTCTGTAAGACCGAAAGCAAACAAAGCGACCTTGGCTTTGTCTTCATCGGTCCATTGACGGATGGCACGTTTGGCCACCAGTTTGTAGTCGGGGAGCTTGGCACCAGAGTCAAGCATCTGGAGCGCAAGCGCGCGTAGATCAGTAATCCACTGCTCCAGCATATCAGCATTTTTAAGGTACGCACTAATGGTCGGCGCGTCCAAATTGTCGATGCTGGTTTTCAATGCGCGGTCTACGGCGCCTGTCATTTGAGGGCAGATTGGCTTTGCAGCACACCAGCGGCAGTGATCGCCTGTTTGCAGTTTAGCGTCTGGCTTTTGGGCTTCTTTGACTGCGTTGACTAACTGCTTTTCAAACTCAGCGATGCGCTTAGGTGTGGTCACCCAGCGCTTAACTGCTGGCGGTTGTACGATCACCATCTCGATCTCATCAACGCCTTCAAACGCCCATTTGGCGGCTTCGGTACGCATAGACGCGGCGGCGTAGAACATGAGTTGTGGGTTTTCTTCTACATCAACAGCGACACCATCACCAAACTTCCAATCCAAAACAATTGCGCGGTTGCCGATACGCCCAATGAGGTCAGTGCTCCCGAATACGTCAGGCAACAGATCGCCAAAGCCAACGCGAGTTTCAGCTTCAATTTCCATCTCCTTGTTTGGATCAAGCTCGTCAAGCGCGGCCAAAGCAGGCTTGAGTTTGTTGTCGATCAGTTCTTGGGTAAGCACTTGATCTTCGTACTTGGTGCCAAGATAGTGCTCTGGTGGGTTGTCTGTCATCACGATCTCAGCGATGACGTTGTGTAAGAGCGTGCCTTCGTCAGCATATTTGTTGCTGGGCTTAGGTGGCATCTTTTGCACCAAGACTACAGAGCCTGGGCAGTTGATGACGCGCTTGGCGGTTGAGCCGCCGACGATATTACTGTGTTGCATTGAACTCTCCTTTAATTAATTGAGACTGAACTATATCACAAAAAATAAAAGTGTGCTAAACTTTCGGACATGAAAGAAAAAATAGTTGAAAATCATTTTGTATGGGCTGTGGAGCGCATAGGCGGCAAAACATGGAAATTCACGTCACCAGGGCGCAAAGGCGTCGCTGACAGGATTGCATGTTTACCCGATGGCGCTACATGGTTTGTGGAGTTGAAAACAAAAGGCGGCAGATTGTCTGAACTGCAAAAAATGTTTATGTCAGACATGGCGCTACTGAAACAGAACTATGCGTGCTTGTGGACCATAGAACAAATAGACGAATGGATTAAGAGTGCAACTTAGACCATACCAAGAAGAAGCCGCTGACTTCTTATTTGAGCGCGACAGAGCCATGATCTTGGCGCCTGTGGGCGCGGGTAAGACGGCCATTACGCTGACCGCTATGGACGCGATGGTTGCGAGTGGGCATGTCAAGCGTTGGCTGGTCGTTGCGCCTAAGCGCGTCTGCACAGACGTGTGGCCAATTGAGATGCCTAAGTGGAGCAAGCACCTCAAGATAGCTATTGCAATTGGCACGCCTAAGCAACGCAATGCAGTCTTCAGTAGCGACGCCAACGTGATCGTTATCAACTACGACAACCTGCAATGGCTTGCCGGCATTTGCGAAACGATGGGCAAAGGTTTGCCGGTGGATGGGCTAGTCTTTGACGAGCTCACCAAGCTCAAGAATCCATCAGGCGCGCGTTTTAAAGCATTTGAGAAGATCATCAAAGATGTGTCTATCCGCTGGGGCTTGACAGGATCATTCACCAGCAACGGTTTAGAAGATGTGTTTGGTCAATGCAAGATCGTTGACCAGAACCTGCTAGGCCGCGCTAAGGGCGCGTTCATGCAGCAATACTTTGTGCTGATCAATAAAGACTTCGGCGAATGGGCGCCGCGTGTAGGCGCGCTGGGTCAAGTTATGGAGCGCATCAAGCCGGCGACGTATGTCCTAGAGGCTGGCGAATACAAAGACAAACTGCCGCCGTTGCACGTTGTCGAGGTGCGGTGCGATCTAGTGGACCGCGCGCCTTACGAGAAGATGAAAAAAGATTTTATGGTGGAGTTTCCAGACGCCAAAGCCATAGCGGCCAACGGCGGTGTGGTGACCGGAAAACTGCAACAAATGGCCAGCGGTTTTGTCTATGACACACGTAGAACTGCCTCCGAAAAAGCCGGTACGTTCATTGTCACACAGACACCTGTGTGGTTTAGCTCGCACAAATTTGATCGACTTGATGAACTGCTGGAGGAGAACCAACATGCCAATACTTTGGTGGCGTACACATACCAAGGCGAGCTCGCCGAGCTCAAACGACGCTATCCTAAAGCCCAGACGCTCGACGATGACCGCGCCATTGAACGCTGGAATGCGGGCGAGATCGAGCTCCTCTTGGTTCACCCAAAGTCTGCCGGCCACGGGCTCAACCTGCAGCACGGCGGCTGTCGAATCGTCTTTGTGTCCTTGCCCTGGTCGCTCGAACTGTATGAACAAACCGTCGGGCGCCTGCATCGTAGCGGCCAGCGGCATGACGTATGGTGCTACGTGATGATGACAAACAAAACTATAGATGAAAAAATTTGGGCTGCGCTACACGACAAGCGCGCCATATCTGATATTGCAATGGAGGAACTTAAATGACACGCATAAACCTATGGAAAGCGCAGCTCAAAGCCGCGCGATCCATTTTAAAAATACACCAAAAAGACTCTAACGCGGCAAGACGCACGTTATTGAAAACATTAGCAACAATTACTAAACTGGAGGTAAAAATTGGCACTTACATGGCGAAAATTAAACGCTGAACTTAGGACCTTGGATGAGGCCAAGGTGCTAGAAATGTTGACCGAAGAACGAGCAGACGCCAAGCGCGTGGCGGTGCTGGAACGCTTACATCAGCGCTACACGACCTTGCGCGCTGCACGCGAGCGCATCGAGATACTACAAGAGGCACGCCAACCGTGAAGTGCCCGATCTGCGACACATGGTCAATCGTCAAACAGACGAAAAAGTCACCTACTTTCGGGTATACCCGCAGACGCGAATGCGCCAATGAGCATAGATTTACTACGCGAGAAGTAGTAATACCGCCAGAAGATATTAAAGAAGAACGTCAGAATCATTGCAAAACTATGAGGACTAAAAATGCCGACCTTTGAGACATGGAGCCATGAGAATTTAGCGAAGTTTGCCGCAGAAGCATACGTCAAGATGCAAGAGCAGCAGGACTATATTCAGCAATTGCAAAACGATTTGAAAGACGCAATCAACGCTTATAGGAGTTTAGTCAAATGACGCAAATAGAAACACCAGAAGAACGCGAAGTCTTTAGCGCAATGGAACAAAGCTATGTGCGGAAAGAAGGCATCCGCCAGATGGACAAATACCAGTCAATCATGGAAGAACTAGCAATTGCTCGGATGTTGATACGCGAGTTGGGCGACCGACTGGCTAAGTTGGAGAAGCCCGTGGATAACCTTGACCGCATGAGTAAACCAAACAAACGACCATTGCCAAGTAAATGGGCTGGTCTGACGGATGAGGAGAAGAACAATGGCTAGTGCAACCTTTGAAGAACACCCAACAGACCCTGACAAGGTTATCTTGCGTAAGCCAAGACATGAAGATGACGATGACATTCAAGATTACAAGAAGCCCTGGCAGCCGTTGAACTGGGGCGAAGTGCCTGAAGACAAAACCAAATCCGAAGACTTCTTGCACGGCGCGAGATGGGCTGAGAAACAACTAAGGGAGCGCAACACATGAACGCATTTCACCCACAATTCATGGCCACTTATTACCCAGACTTTTGGCGCTTGCAGATCGCCGCGTCCAAGAGCCCACAGGCCGCGACAGCCGAGCGCAAGAGCAAACGCGCTGCCAGATTAAAACCCAAAGACTTCTTTATACTTGCGAGGGCCGTATGCTTGAAAGTATCTTAACCATCATCGCTCTATTGTTGTCTGGCGCTGTCGTTGGCGTCGGCGTGATCATCGCCGTCTTCTGGTTCAGCGTAGACAAAGATTAGGCGTGGTACTCAGCCTCGGTCAAGATACCAGGCTTGTACTTACCCTCTGGCTTGAAGATTGTCAGTTCTTGCTGGCGCATCTCAGGCGCAAAAGACACATGCATCCAGTGACCGTATTCGTGTATGAGCTGGTCAAATTTGATACCAGTTTTTAGAACAAGCTGACATAGTTCGTAAGGAGTATGAGCAGAAGAAGAGCAGTCAATAGCCCACCCGTCCATGTGACTGGATACTTTAGAGCCACCAACAGCCACATTAACATCGGGCAAGCGTAGCCAAGAATTAACACGAAGAGCGCCTGTGACATTACGAACCTCCTCCAAATGTCCAGCAGCCATTTTCATGTTCTCAAACTGTTGGGGATTAGGCAAATTGTCAATATTTAGACGAATAGCAGTCTCGCTGTACGTTGCTTCGTCAAGAGTAAAGTGTTCGGAGAGGTTCATTTGCCACCCTTAATTTTCATAATATTTTCAATTGTCTTGCCACCAAAATAGGCGGTCATAACAAGCATACCCCATTGTCCCAGCAAATTGACATATGCCTCATTGACTTGATGCCCAAACGCTGACATGAGGGCAAATACGTTGTAGGTAGTCAGGAGATACACAAGGGTTGCTGGGCGAATGTTTTTATTGAGCCAGCCTTCAGACTGGTTATCAGATTGCCAGCGTGCAGTGACATTGTTGTCTTCGTTCTTCTGGGCATCCATAGCCACTTTTGTCATCTCTAACTCTAACTCTGCAATTTTCTGAGCAGCGGCAGGGTCACCAGCAATAGCCTTGGCTACCGCCTCAACAGAGTCACCAACACCCAAGCGACTAGCAATAGCGCTAACAGCGGCACCGCCCAAAGGCCCAGCAACAGCAGTAGCAAGAGTAGGCGCAATGCCTTTAAGAAGAGTGAATAAATCATTCATTATTTTTCCCTTAATTGTTGTATCAATCGGTTGATCTGGCGCTCTTTCTTTTCAACCCGTATTTCTGCCTTTTGAATTTTGATCCACATTGAAATTAGCACAGGTGTGATGATTAGGATGATGGACAAAATCACGCACACAAAAATCAAAATCCCTCGGTAAATGAATTTATCCATACGGCATAAAGCCAAGAAACTATGATTAGCACCAAGAACAATCCCATGCTGAGTTCAATTTTTTCTTGTCTAAACCTTTCCCGTTTGTAGGTTTCAATTTGCCTTCGGATTCTGATCTGTTCTTTTCTTTTTTGTTGTTCTGCTTGTACCTTACTATAGATTTGATTATAGTTATCCCAGAGCGGTCCTAATTGGTAAGGCACACTAGCCCCACGCATCATCCCACTTAGTCTGACGTAGGACTGATCTAGTTCGTTTTTGTAAACAGAGAGTTCCAGAATCGTTTCAGGGTCTGGATCAGCGCTTCTAAATACTTCTTCATATTTAATTTCAACATATTCGGTTAACTCCTTATGGTGTCTAAAAAATGCCCCTAAGTGTCCAATAAACTGTTGGACAATTTCGGACTCGTTAGGAATGTGCGTTGTGTAGGTTTCCTTCTTTTTGACCACAGACTTGGTTTCTGCGGCTGGCTTAGATTCTGGCTTACTAAATAGCCCAGCAAAGAACCCCCAGATTCCTTTGACTTCTTTAACAATTGCTGTTGCGTCATCTGTTGCCTTTTTTACTTTTTGTACGGCCACTTTGCCTTGGTTTAAGGCATCGCAACAATACGTAATTCCATCGTAAGCCAATTGCATGGCCTTAAAAGCCGCGCCAATGGTTAGTGGGTCAAACACCTATCAGTTTTTTTACAAACTCGGCAGCCACGCCTGGGCCAAACAAGACCGCCAACAGCAGGGCAAATAAGATGTACTCAATGCGTTGCATACGCTCTTTGCCTGTCTCCAAGCGATCTGAGATCACCCGATAGCGTTCAGCGCAGATAGCTTCATGCACAGCAAAATCCTTTTCTACATCGCTCATGGTTCATTCAACTTATTTTTAATTTCAGCTTCAGTGGGACGCAAAGCGTTGCGCTGGGCGGCGCGGGTCTTAGGACCTTGCGCGCCTTTGGTTGCTGGGCGTTCTTTGCTGAACTGTTGTTCAAGCGTATCAAGCAAATCCATCATCTGCTCGCGCTTTACCAGCGCGGCCTGACGAGAGCGCTCATCAGCCGCGCGGGCGGCAATAGCTTCAAATGCGTTGGCTTGCTGGCGCGCTTTAACAATTGCGCCATCAACCCATTCGCGGTCCATCATTTTAGCCGATATGGCTTTGTCGGTCAGTTTGGCAAACTCAGGGCCAGCGTTGGCCAAATCAATTTTGGTTTTTTCTAGCGCCACTTTTTCTGCAGCAGTTAAATCAAACAATTTGCCTGCAGAAACTTTTTGCGACGCCGATTGTAAATTAGCGCCTGTACTTTCAATTACTTGAATGTTAGGTGTCATACCTTTGGTGGCTTCAGCACCGACGCTCATTTTGCCGGTTACGGGGTCAATTTCAATAACTGAACCACCACCGCGAGGTTTGTTTTGTTGTTCAAGCACAGACGCCATTTGGTTTATCGCCGTAGGGGGCGTTCCGATAGGCGCTTCATTCATTGCTTTTTCTACGTTGTAGCGACGCGCGCGCTCTGCAGCTATAGAAGCCATAGTGCCTTCTGCTGACGGCGCAGAAAGTTGTGGCGGCGTTGGTGCAGGCCCCGCGTACTGCGCGGATGGCGGGAAATTAACTTCGGGTTGACCAGGCGTCCAATTTGGACGGTATGGTGTTTCGGCAGTCTGACCGTAATCGTACGGCGTCAACTGGTTAGGCCCATAGTTGATATTAGCTGGACGCAACATGTTGACTGGGGGGCGATAGTCAGTCGGCACAGCACGCGCTAATTGATACGCGGGGCTAGTCATGCCTTTAGCGCCGCCAGCACTTACCAAACCACCTATCGCAGCACCTGCAATACTGCCTGTCAACGGCGCGCCAAACAAGCTACCGATAGCATATCCGGCTGAACCGCCTATGCCCGAACGACTTAGGGTAGGCAAGTAGCGATCTGCAACAGTGCCTGCCTTAGCAATTTCGGGGAAGTTACCCGCGATCTTGCCAATGTCAGCGATGGTTCCTGTCAAATTGTTATCGCCTGCGGTTATCTTAGCGATAGCCATAGGGTCAAGTTTGCCCGTATTCATGTCTGTGGCAGCTTCGTACGCATACGTTTTGGCCATAGCAACACGCGCTTTTTTAAAGTCATCTAGCGCTTTAGGGTCTTGAATGTTTGATTCAATCAACGCTTCAAGGCTATTAGCAATACCTAGCTTAGTGTCAGCAGTTGCAATTTCTTCAGGTGACAAAGCTGCGCCTGCTTTTTTGGACCGATAAATGTCTTGCGCTTCGTTTCGCATTTGGCGAATGTTTTTAATAACTTGATTGCCAGACATACCGCCGCCAATTTTGTTCATGGCGTCGTCTACCAATAGATCAATCGCTGCTTTAGTTTTAGCACCGCCAATCAATTCTTCACTTTGGCGTAATTTGTCTAGCGCAATCCCAATTTCTTGCGTTGGCGTTAAAGCAGGCATTTTTTCAATGACACGATACGGGGCGCTGACGTTATCGCGTGCAGTCTCAAATGCTTTTTTATCTAGCACTGTGTCAGCAGATAAGCCCATTTCTTCTTTGGCCAACTCGCCCCAGCGCGTGTCGTTCAACGCGGCGGCCTTGGTGTCAACGGCTTTGTTGCCTATGACCACACCTTTGATTTTGTTCATCTTGGTGGGGTTAGATGCCGCAGGGTTTAGCACAATGCCCAACTCAGCCGCTTTTTGCGCGGCTTCAATCTGAGGTGCGTTGCGTACGCTTTGCGCGACGCGTTCTTGTTGCAAGGCATTTGCGCGTTGCTCAAACGGCGCGCCAACTGCGCTCTTAATCATTTGGCCTTCTTCAGCCAAAACATTTACTGATGGCCGAGTTGCTGTACGCAACGCATTTGTTACACCCATAGTAGGCATAAAAGGTGGTAGACCTTCAGCGGTTCTTCCAATGCCTTCTAACACGTCTTGTGCCACACGTGTGCGGGGTTGGTATTGAATATTGCGCGCAACTGCTTGTTGGGCTTCTGGGCCCAACGCGCCAGCCAGATAAGTAACTGGCCCCGAAATCAAATTGGCACCAACAGCAAACGGCGTTTCAATGGCGCCGCGAATCTTTTCAGATGTAGACAAAGGCGCTTCAGCCCTAGATATAGACCGTTGTCCAGGGATGGCGTCAACGCCGGTAACTGCCGGCGCAGGCATACCCGCAACACCAAACTTTACACGGATGGCATCCTGCGTCGCAGGATTAGCGCCGGTAAAGTTTGTATCGTTTGCTGAAAACTTATCAAAGATCGCTTGCTTGGTAGCAGCGTTTGCGTTGACGTAGTTAGGATCAGTCAGGATGCTGGATAAGTCAGCCATTTTGATTCCTTACTTTGCTAACAATGGATTGCTTGTGTCAACGCCGCCTGCTGGCGCCGCGCCGCCGCCAGCCGACCCGCGCAATTGTTTAACTACGTTTTTGGCTTCATCAGTTAATTTCTTGTCAAAATCTTTGCGACCTGTTGTGTTTTCATATTGCAAATTCAAGCTGTTTAATTGACCACCAAGCAATTGCTTGTAAGTGCCAATAATGCCTTTAAGCTGTTCTGGGCTGTTAGCCGCAGCAAAGTTACGTTCGGCTTCTTGACGCTCAGTCACGCCACCGCCACTGGCCACCACAGCTTTAATAACCTCAGCAGTAACAATCTGTTTGGCCGCGTCAAAGTTAGTAGGTGCTGGACTGCCTGTTTGACGCGCAACAATATTGCCTAGCGCGTTAAACGCTTTAATATCGTTATTGGCCAAAGCATCAGACAGTTTGTCCATCGTGCCCAAGTGATCAATAGCGGTGTTAAACGCGTTGACTTGACGACCTTGAATGCCGGTGCTGAAATCTTTAAGCGCTTTAGTTTGCGAGCCAACATCTTGCTTGGCCACAATCATGTTCGCTGCCGTATCGGCAGGCGTGATGCCTTTGCCCGCCGCCATTTCAGTAGCACGGTTCATAATCTGCGCGCGCATGTTAGCCACGCCTTTGCCAATACCACCGATAGGCATTTGGCCAGTTTGGCGATAAATTTCAGCGGCGGTGTCAATAGACGCGGGCGTCAATACACCAGTAGCTTGTTCAGCGGCAAGGCGTTCGCGCGCGCGGGCATCTACCAGCATTTCGCCTGGGGTGGCGGTCTTAGCAATGTTTGCCATGCCTTCAACAGGTTTACCATAGCCAGGCAACAATGGGTTGTCTTGAATGTTGATAATAGCGCCGCCAGCCTCTTGACGACTGATTTTTGGCGCTGTCATTGTCAACTTGTCTTTAGCGTCCAAAATATTAACCAGCATACCTTTTTGCCAATCAACAAACGAAGGCGCGCGCGTTACTTGCGTTTTAAGCATATCTGCTTTTTGTTGATCAATGTCGCCATTAGCCAAATGCGCGTCAATACTGGCAATCGCTTCTTGAGGGCTATTTAATGACGCAATGTCTGATATGGCTTTATTAGCTTTGTCAACTTTTTGTTTAAATTCAAGGCCAGATGCTTCAAGGCCAGTCTTTTTAATTAACCCTTGTTCCTTTTGAGTAGCTAACAATTTAGCTTGTACATCAGGAATCATATGCCCTGCGCCTCTTTCGGCCAAACTTCTTAATAGCATAGGCTCGTTAATTTTGCCTGTTTCAGGATTAAACGCGGATTTATACGATTCAGATAAAGCGTTTTGCGCCGCTTCTTGGCGTTGTGCAGAGCTGAGTTGAAATTGCGCTAATGCGTTTTGATTTTGCGCGTTTTGAATAGCTGAAATTTGGCCATACTGGGCCAAAGGATCGGCGATTTGTATTGGCTTTACGCCAAGTGCTATAGAAGGTTCAAGTGCCATATTTATTCCTTAACCCATGTTTGCGTAAGGATCGCTTACGACATTACCATACCCTTGTGGCATTTGATACCCACTACCGCCACGCAAAGCCGCAACTAAGTTATTGCCTTGGTTGTAATTTAAATATGTACCCAAACCTCCAGTCAAAGCATTGGCTGTTCCAACTTGACCAGCCGCTTGCGCCGCCGCGCCGCCAGTCATCAGATTACCTACGTTTGTTCCATAAGTTCCTGCATTTGCGCCAATTGTGTTGGCTGCGCTTTGACCCACGCCTGCCAAAGATTGCAACGGGTTTAGTCGAGCTGCGCGTTCAGTTTGGTAACGATTAAATGCATTTGTATATTCATTAGACGCGGAACTTTGTGCGTAGTCTTGCAAACCTTTTAACGTTTGACCAGAAACTAAACCGCCACCAGCACCTGCTTTGTGCCTTAAGGCTTTCATTCCTTCTGATAATCGGAATTGATAGCCAGGGTCAGCTGTCATAGAACTATAGCTAAAAGGCGTGTAATTTGTGGCTTCTGGAATTAGTTTGTTTAACGCAGTTTCACCCGCCGCCCTAAACGGTGCCTGAGCAGTTTGTTGCTCTTGAAACATCTTATATTGCAAATCCGCCGCACGGTTTGCCGCGTCGGCTTGCGTACTAGCGGCTTGACTAGCCGCATTTGAACCAATAAGTGATGAGCCTACAACAGCTCCTGCGACCCAGAATGTCATGGTGACACCTCCAAAACTTCTTGCTTAATTACATTGCCAGAAAGATACATCGTATTTTCCTCTATTTCTACTAATTCGGCTTCAGCTTCTTCAACCGATTTCTTGTCCATTACATGAAAAGTCATGCAAACTGCGTCTGTTTCAGCGTAAACAGCCCTTTTTGTGCCTGGTTTACTCAAAAACAAATGTGGACCTGTAATCTTCTGAGCGCCATCATCGGTCGTGATTGATACCGTACCAGACACAATCAAATACAAATGTTCTTTTTTGTGGACTGCGCCTACAACCAATACCCCTGCATGGCGAAAAACTTCACGGCAATACATACCACCATGAAAATAATGCTTTGTCTCTGGCTGATACTGTGGCAATTTCATCAATTCAGTCTGAAGTAAATCCACCTTATCTTTCATAGACTCGGTTTTTTCAATTTCAAATTCTTTGCCATAAGTTACTTGCATTAGTTACTCCAATAGCAAGTTGTTGTTGGACGCTGCTTGCATGATCACCCAATTAGTACCGTCAGATACCATTGTCGCCCAATTTCCCACAACCCCCAATAGGATAGCAGTTCCAGCCGTTGTGCTGTCAATTGGCACAATATTGCTAGACGCTGAATTGACTGCCTGCGCCTGCATGTTTTTGACCGTGATTGACCGACCAGTCCAAGATGAAGCCGCTGGAAACGTCAACGTCAACGCCGATCCAGTCTTGTTGTTGATAATCCAAGTGTCTGTGCCTGTAATTGTGTAATCGGCTGTTTTAGTTAAAACCGTGGAAAGAGGTACGTAATCGGTATTAGCCACCGCTGCCGAAATTGCTGTGCCATTGCCTTTAAGCACGCCAGTAATGCTGGTTGTCAGCGTAATAGCAGGCGTTGTTGTCGCTGTGGCTACTGTCCCTGCAAAGCCATTAGCAGAAACAACCGAAACGCTAGTTACTGTACCTGTTGTTGGCGTTGTCCAAGTTGGAGTGCCAGCACCCGCAGACGTTAATACTTGCCCAGAACTGCCTGCGGAAGTAAATCCATACGCAGTGCCAGTACCGTAAGCGATAGCACCAGCCGTAGGAGTAGCTATTCCATTTGTGCCTCCATACCCAATTGCCAACAAACCGCCCAAAGTAATTGCGCCTGTGGTGGCTGTAGCTGGAGTTAGACCAGTTGAGCCGCCGGACCAGCTCAATACGCCTGTATTGGAAATGGTGACATTGCCAGTTGCGCCAGATACAGAAATGCCTGTACCAGCTATGTTTGACAATACGCCAGTGTTGGCAACAACTATTGTTCCAGCGCCATTGGTAACTGAGATGCCCGCACCAGTGCCGAGCGTGTTTAAAGCGTAGCCTGTGCCATTACCAATTAGCAGTTGGCCATTGGTAGGAATCGTTCCTAAGCCTGTGCCACCGTTAACAACCGCAATAATCCCTGATCCTGATCCTGTAATGGTGTACAGGTTGTACAGAAACATGTACCACTCGCGCCTAATCTTCCCCGTGTTCTCATCAATGAGGTCAACACGAGGTGCAGTAATTTGATTGTTTTGTACGCCCATTACGCATTCGTTGGTGAAAGAATAAGTTCAGCGCCTACAATGTCAATCTTGATGGGGTCAGTACCTGAAAGCTCATAGACCCGATCACGCAACTTTAAACTCATGCCCAAACGCCTCCAAAAGACGCGCCTGTAATACTCGCCAATCTTGCCCATTGGTGACCAATGCTCGTTTGACCAAGTGTGACCGCCATCATCTGACCAACGCAACATGACCTGTGGGTCACTGCCTTGTCCATCATTTAGCCCTGTTCCAGACTCACAATTAAGTTGTAGGCTGTGTTGGGCAGTGCGCTTCAAATTGTTGGTGCCTGTTGGCAATGCACGCCAAGAGCGCAGCCACTTTTGTGGTTGATTATTGTCGGCATACACACCAAGATTTAATGTATAAATGTTGCCATTCTCAAAGTCACCAACAACGATGTTTCCACCAAAGTTACATTGGCAGTTGCTACGGTGACGGGTAAAACTGCCATTCACCCATCCTGCTCGAACATGCCATGCCTGTGTCGCTACGTCATAGCACCAAGTTGCATTAGCACTTGGGAAGGTCAGCATGTAGAAAGAATGGCCTTCTTCTTGATAGGTATATGCCAAAGCATCAGAAATGTTGCCGTATTGGGCAATTGCATATTCCACAGCGTGTGTAGATACACGAGCTGCGTTGTATCCATTAGCCCGATAAACAATACCTTGGCCACGGGCATCTGTGCCTAGCCAGAATAAGGTGTTGTCGAGCTTGGCAACCGAGTAAGAAGCCACACATCCAATCTCGTTAAACGCGCCTTGAATGGGCGTTAACGGAAAGTTGGCAAGCCCTGCGTTGTACCAAACCTCAGTGGAGTCAGTACCAAAAACCCATAGCTGACGGTGGTCAGCGTTGACCGCCACCACACCATCAGGCGATCCGTCAGCAGATGAGAAGTCCAAGGCGTTAAACACCAATGGGTAAATGTAGTCACCGTTGGCAGGGTTAATGGTGTCCACGCTCCAGATGCGTTGGCTGTTCGGTTCGTTAAACACAAACAAGGTGTCAATGTAACTAACCGTGACAGCGCCAGGGAAGTTAGCGTCTGTAATTTGATCAAACGCGCCTGTCGGTTCGTAATAGGTATAACTTGGACCATTACAAGCAAAGAAAATGACTGCGCCGTTGTCAGCAATACTTACTGGACCCGTGCCCGATACATTGCCGATTTTGACTGGCGTGCTGGTCAAATCTGTTAATTTGTAAACTTCAACGCCAGATACAACATAAAAATCCGAGCCATTAGTCTGATGCGCCCACAAACCGCGAATAGGGCCAGTGCCCACAGTTTGCAAAAAGTTTAGCCCTGGGGCACGGTTTAGAAACGCAGGTTCTGTACCGCCTTCTGGAATGATTTCTGGAAACAAGTTGATCATCTGGGCATCCGCAACGTTCACACTGCGTGCCACATACGCTGATCCCAGAATTGGCGTTTTCATCAGTAATTGCCTGCGTAGACGTTAAAGCGTTGACGAGTTGCAACTAGTGCGTAAGGCATCGACATTACGTCATCAGGGTTGTTGATGCGCTTGAGATTGCGCTTAGATGTCATGGCTATGCGTTGCACTTGTGAACTTGGTTCTACGCCAAACTCAGGTGCAATTTCCATTGCCAAGTTGTAGGTGAAAGCTCTCAAATAGCCTGGTGGGTAATACATGACTGTGGACAAGTCAGCAGGGCGATCTAGTTCTTGCACCGAAATAAAATGCCATTCCAAGTCTCGTGTGGGCTTTGGATAAATGGTCAAAGTAATGTCAGGAAACCCCATGTTTACCCAACAAACTTGTGGGTATGTGGAAGTTACTGTCTTAACAGCAATGCCATCATATTGCTGTTGATTAATAAATTTAATGCCAAACGACACATTCGTGCCAGGGTCTCTGTAATAAGTTGCGTCATCCATCAAAATAGGACGCAAGCCAACAAAGTCACCAGTTGGTCCAAGATCACGAGAAATGTAACCAGCAGGCCAAGTAAACACTTGATCTTGAGTTACAAAAGTAGAAAGTCTCTCTGTATTCCAAGAGTCAATCATCTGGTTTAAAGCCATGAGTGAGTCTTGCGAAACCGATGCCGATGGGGTTTCACCTTCAGCTAACACGCCAAGCAATCGCAATGCCCTATTGATTTGATCGCCAGCCGAATATGTGGCCATGATTACGCTCCTTGTTCGACCACCTCTACAGCAGGGCGGCCACGCCTACGCTTAACTTCCAATGTATTCACAACAGGAGCCACCTCTTCTGGTGTATCCAAAGTATACCTTGTCCATCCATTTTGTTCATCAAATATGGCTTCTTCTTCCATAGTGGCTACTTTGCGACCGTGAACAGGATGAGAAAGATAAATAACCATGATTTAAGAACGGGGCCGAAGCCCCGTTTGTTTAAGCGCCGTGGATGATTGCGTAGTTGATAATGACAGCTTCAGAGTATGAAGTTGCAGTAGTCAAGTTTCGCAACGTAATCAAAGCAGAACCAGCAGCCAAATACGAAACGTAAGTGGTGTAAGCCCCCGCAACGCTACCAGTTGTGTTACTAGAAACGTTCACAATGATTGTGTCATTGGTGGAGATTAAGCTATTGGTCAAGATGAACGACACAGCAGTGCTACCCGCCAACGCTGCGTTGCTCATTGTGATGCGGCCAGCAGACTTGTTCAGAGTTACCCCTGTGCTTTTGTCTGTCAACTGCGTCACAGTACCTTCAGCCGCTGCCGCATAACCAATTTCGGTTGTAGCGTAAACGGTAGTTCCAACAACTGTAGATGGCGTTGTTGCACCAATTGTGCTGCCGTCAATTACCGCACCACTTACAGTAGTGCCAGAAGTCAATTCGGGATCGCTAAATGCAACGCCGACAGATTTTGAGTTTGCCATGATTGTTTCCTTTAAAACAGGGGCCAAAGCCCCCGTTTAAATTACAAACGATACAAAGACCAAGCAGCATCACCAGTCTTACGGGCGCGGAATGCAACCGATGTACCAGCAGTAGCAGCAATGGTCATCAGACCCAGTGAGCCAGAAGTTCCAACTGTCCAACCTGTGCCAGCAGTCATGGTGATAACACCAGAACTAGAGCCGTCCACGTTGATCACATTGAAGTCAAATGCTGAGTTGACGGGCATACTTGGGAAAGCAGCGTCCATCAAAGCAGCAGTGGGCAGTGTGTAAGCAGCAGCAGACGTACCAGGCGAGCCAAGAATAATCTTAGTAGCCAGTTGAGTCACAGTCAAAGTTGCTGCACCAGCGGCAATCGCGCTAGGTGTAGGTTGTATATTGAACTGAATTTCGCCTGTATTGCCGTCACCAACTTGATAACCGCCAGAGCCATTAGGTAAAGCCATGATATTTTTCCTTTAAAAATGTTACGCAATGAAGCCCCCGAAAGGGCATTCAATTTAGCCCCAAAGGCGGCAAGCCATTTGTGGACGGATTGCGCTGTAGCCATACAGTACGTCAATACGGCAAGGCATACGGTCATTGTTAATATCGTACTGACGAACAACGCGCAAGCTGATACCGTTATGAACGGCACGGGCAGCCATGTCAACACCTTGTGGCAACAACAAGTCAGCAGTAGCAAATGTGATTGCATCCTTGTGGTAAACCAAGTTTTGTGGGTAAGCAGTAGAAGCAGTGCCCAAGAAGGTCACAGCTTTGCTGGTTGCTGGCAATGTGTCCATAGTAGCCAATGCGTGAGCAGCGGAATACATAGGAGCAACAGTTACAGTCCAAGTGCCGGACACAGCAGTAGCATCAACCAAGGCCACGAACTGGAACAACGAACCAGTGGTTTCACGGGTTTGTGGGTTCACAGAGAAGCAGCTTGCGATTGTGAAAACGTCACCAGCTTTGATGGTTGTAGTCACCGAACCTTGAGCCAAGGTCAGGGTAGACGAACCTTCAGCGGTCACAGCAGCGCTGGTGGTTGTGGAAGCGGAAGCATCGCGCGAACCAGTGGTGAACTGCTTGATCGACTGAGACATGTTGATTTCGTCAAAGCCCAACACGCCGGTGCCCATCATGCCGTTCTTGAACTGCTTGCTGATGGTGTCGGTGGGATTGAACAAGCCTTTCATGCCTTCGACCAAACCAGCGTTAGCAGCTGGGTTGACGGTAGCGTAGCGTGGGCTCATCACAGCAGCGTTTTCGTTCAGTTTTTGTTGAGCTTGCAACAGAACCAAAGAAGTGGCTGGGGTGGTGCCAGGCGTGCCGACCGAGTTGCCAATAGTCTTGAAGCAGTTAGCAACGTCAGCATCAATGCTGGAGGCCAACTGGCTGATACGAGGCTTTAACACACGTTCTGCAAAGTCATCCAATTGCATGGTCAATTCAGCAGATGTGAAATTGACACCAATGTGCTTTTGGCTAGCTACAGACAAAGTGGTGTACTGCTCGTTGTCATCTTGCACTTGCAAGGCTGCACCGTCAGTCACCAAAGCGCGGTCAGGTAAACGGATACGAAGGGTTGAACCGATCTTTGCACCTTCGACAGCAAAGCTATCGTCGTACTGGCGGTTCACGTTACGGGTGAGCACTAGGTTGTTCTCGAGGATTTCGAGAGCTTTTCTAGTGATCATGTCAATGGTCAGAATACTGTTAGACATGGAAAAAGTCCTTTAAAAATTGATTTAGCGAGTCTGCGATTCCCACTTTTTCATCTGTCGTTTGCGTTCAGCTTCAATCCACTGCGAGTCCGTCATAGTCTTGGTAGACCGTGGGTCCGTAGTGTCATAAGCTGGCGATCCTGTAGATCGAGCAGTGACAGGCGAAATAGGTGCTGGCGCTGACGTTGTTCTTTTAACTGGTGGATCAGATGCTAATTTAGCCTCAATCTTCCCAATTTCTTTCGCCTGTACAAGTGGCGTCATGCGTGAGATGCGATCTGCTTCTTTGGGATTAGAACCTAAGTAGTATGCTAACTCAGGTCCAATGTCCGAAGACTGGATCGTTTCTGCCATCACGTTTGTAATTGGTAGCTTGGGGTTATACGCAACTTGTTCAAAATCGCTGTACTTAGTCCGAGCTTCTTCTTCAAGATCGTGATAACTTTCAAGAACGGCAGATTGCTGTTTGGCTGATTCACGTTTAGCAATCAGTTCTTCAGCCTTTTGATAGGCCAATGCTTCCGCATAGGCTTCTGGGCTTTCATACTGATCAACGGATGCAGTTGGCGCAGCTTTCATCACCTGTTGTTCAGACTGGCGATTTGCTTGTTCTCTTTCCCACTTACGTTGCTCTCTTGCGAGGCGTTTGCCTATGGCAGCGTCTAACTCTTCTTGTGTGAAGGTCTTAGATACTACTTCTGGCGTTTCCGACGTTTGAACTTCAGTCTCAGAAGTGGCCGTCACTTCAGGAACTGGCGCGGAGTCAACTTCCGCTAGGTTTTGTTGGACTTCTTCAGTCATGTTTCTCGAATCCTAAGATTCCTCGGTCTACTGGGCCGATACAGGTTTTCAGCATTATGCTTGAATTTGTTGTGCAAGTCTATACGCTTCAATTACCTCAGCAGTATGTATCAAAGCACAAACAGATTGCACCTTGGCATCTTCTGCGCTGTAATCGTCGCCAGGTTTAAAGTAGTTGCCTTTGATCTGTTCTGCAAAAGGTTGGCCATTTTCAGTGACAGTCACCACATAACGCACGGCGACAGTCTGGTCAGCCAGCACTTCGATGCGGTCAACAACGGTTTGTTTTTCAAACATAGATTACCCCAAAGTGATTGATGTTCCAGTGTCGTTTGTGTAAAACAATACATTTGTGCCGTTGTATTGAATACGATATTTTCTAAATGAGTTGGCAGTGTTTGTCAGATCACCTAAAGCATTGTTCAACGATGCTGCCCCAACCCATCCTGTGCGGTCAAGAAAATATTGACCGTTGTTGTTGCAAAACTGAGTCAAATCATTGGCTGGCGCTCTCATGTCTGCCGAACCATAGTTTTGAACATAACGTAGTTCGTTACTTTGAATTTGGTTAGGGCCGTAAACAGAAGTTCCTGCGCCTGTGTTTGTCGCAACCAAGTATTTAGTGATAGTCACAATGTTGCCGGTAAAATTAATTGATGACATTACTTCAGTGTCTGAATAATTTGCCGCAATTGTTGAATATGTGTTCATTGTTGCGCTTGGGCCAAATGAGCCTGCGTAACTTTTACCGTAAAAAGTGTTTCCAGTTACGTTAACGTATTTAATGTTTGCCAAACTACCAATTAAATAAATACCAATTGTGTGGTTGTTGATTACGTTGTTGGAAATTGTCGTGCTTAACAATGTGCCGTTTGGAAAGTTTGCGTCGCTACTGCTTGCTGCGTACAAACGAACTGCAGTAGCGTTGAGAACATCAGAAGCCGCAGCAGTGGGAAAATCAATTGTGTTAACAGCAATCGTAAAGTTTTGCATAGGAATGTACGTTAAATACGCAGACCTAGCAGCAATATACGAAGACAAGCCATTTGATTGAATTCCAATAACCCCACCAGCACCTTCAGAAATTGGTGTCAATGTATTGCCAGTAACAGCTACATCAAAAGCAGGCTCTCCAATGTTGACGCAAGTAATCCTGGCAATAACTGTGTTTCCACTAACAGTTGTGTATTTAGACTTGATCTTAATGTCGCCTTGGCATATTGTTGCGCTTTCAATGCGGCAATTGTTTCCAGAAACTACTACGTCCATTGAAGCTGCATAAACACAATGCTCAGACGAATTGATCATTGTGTTGCCAACAATGTTGTGGCCTCTACCGCAACGCTTAACCGCACCTAAAGACCAACCCGCTGCGCTTGGCGTATAGGTATTTGTTTCTACGTTAGACGCAATGTTGTAAGTTGTTTCTGCCGAGAAACAATCATCACACCATTCAAAATAGTTGTTTTCAATGCTTAAATAATCAATTCCAGCCGCTTCAATTGCATGGATCAAAGCACGGTCAACGGTTGAATGAGCAGTTGCCAAAAATTGACAATTGGTAATTCTGCTGTTGTAGTTTTTTGTGGTGTTGTAGTAAACAGAATTTACATAATCATACGCAACAGGCGCTTGGTAATAAATTGACCCGCTGTCAATGGCTGTAAAAACACAATCTTGCACAACTGTGTTTTTGGTGTTTTTCATGTAAACACCACAACGGAAATCATTTATAGATGATCCGGAAATGGCATGACGTGTATCATTTCCGACAAAAGTAACGCCAGTCACTCTGACGTTTTGAGTTGCAGCCGCTACGTTGCTGTCTGGTGTGCCAATAAACAGCAACGGATAGGCCAGTGCATACGTGCTAATGTCTGAATTAAACCTAGAAAAAGAAACTCCGTCACCAATAATAGTGATGTTGCTGCCCGTTACTTTTAAACCCCAATGGTCGTTTGTACCAACAGTTCGAGCAATCTTGTACGTACCAAACGGAAAGTAAAGCACGCCGCCAGTTGCCGACAAGCTGTCAATAGCCGCTTGAATAGCCACGGTGTCGTTGGTTGACCCATCACCAGTTGCGCCAAAATCTTTGACGTTGGTGTACGTTCCAGTAATCATTGAAAAAGAGGTTTTGGTCAAAGACATTTCGTTTCCTTAAACAGAATAAGTTGCGGTCATATACAAAGCGCCAGAAGCAGCCATTGCACTAACAGAATAAGTTGTTGCATCTACATAAAGAATTGTTCCACCAATATTGCTACTTGTTGCAGAACCAGCAGCTACAGCGTTGGGAGCATAAGGCAGTCCAGATGTAAAAACACCGCCAGCAGTACACGCGATACTCGTAGCCCCTGCAAGACGAGCAGAAATAGTTACTTGCCGACCAATACGAGTGTACCTACCAGATGAAGTAAACGCACCAACAACAACGAGTCCTGCACCTTGTGTCGGCGTCCAAGTACCTTCCTCATACCAGTTCAGTAACTGACTTGTCATACCCGCTGCGGGGGTGTTGGCGGTGAAGTTGTAACCAGTTGCCGCAGCACCTTGCACAATACCGTTTGATGTTTGTGTGCGTCCAGCGGTCAAGTTAGCAACAGATACCTGTTTAGTTGTGCTGCTTTGCACAATCGGCAAAACCTCTGTACCCGCCAGTGGCGTGGTAGCAGAGGTAAGTGCTGATATTTTACTATTTGACATAATTACGTCAATAACATTTCAACTATTGAGGTATACGGCGGGGCTTGTGTAAACGTAAGTGTTGAACCCGAAACAGAATAAGTATTTTTATTCTGATAAACACCATTAATATAAACGGAACTTACGCTACCTGAAATTGAATATGCAGTTGTTGTTCCATCACCTGTAAAATTAGTGGCAAATAATGCACCGTTGCCTGCAATATTGTCATATGTTGCAATAAGAACGTCAACAGACGTATAAAGCGCAAATTTGTATCGTAAATTTGTTATCCAAATTTCGCCCCCAGGCACGCGTCCAGCAGAATCTAAAATAATTGGGTTAGTGTGAGCAACTGTGCCTGAATTAGTAGTGTACGTAGCTTGTGGTGTGGTTGTTCCCGCCGCATAGGTGTACAGTTTACCGCCAGTCAAAACTGCGCCGGTATTGGTAAAAAACTGGGCCGCAACGCCGCCCACGGGTGAGAGGAATACGGCCATATTTTTATCCTTTACGCTTTTAAAGCGGCGACTTTATCTTGAAATGCTTTGATGCGTGCGTCAAGGGCAGCGGTATCTGCAAATAATTTAGCTTCTTGAGCATCAAGACTATCTTGAGTCTGTTGCTGGTGCATTTCGCGGGTGTCAGATGTTTTTTCACGGGCAACCAACGCGGCTTCACAAGCGGCGCTTGATGCTTCAAAAGTCTTAACCTGGTCAGACAAAGATTCTTCGCGTGCTTTAAGCTCTGCGGCTTTGGCTTTGGACTTGTCATCTTTTTCTTTAGCTGCAGCAATCATGGCGTCTGCTTGTTCGCGAGCAGTGGCCAGTTCAGCGGCTGCCGTGGCGCGGTCAGCAATTGCGTCTTGGGCCGCAGACAAGGCGCCTTGGCGTACAGCCAATTCATCGCGCAAAGCAGCCATGTTGGCCAAATCAACTGGCAATTGCTTGGTGAAATATTCAACGTAATTCAACGCGGGGATGTCATTGGAGACTTGCATTTTGACCTCTTAGGAATAGTAGGTGATGTTTAGTTTGGCGCTTGCAGTTTGCTCAATAAACTGAATTTGCGACAAGTCGCCGTCATATTGCAAAGTGACGCCAGCAGCCAAAGGCATACCAACAGAAGCCGTTGGAGCCACGTTGTCATCACGCCAACGAACACCTTGCGTTTCAGGGGTGATAATGGCGATGCGGGGGGTGCCCACCAAACCGCTCAAATCGCGGGGTGGTACTGTTAATTTAGTGGCTGAGCTAAGACTTGTGATCTGCTGATACCCCATTACCGAAGTAATAGCTTTAAGGTTAATCGCCATTTAAAATCTCCTTCTTTCGGTGAATGACCGAAGTTTGACCAAAATCTGCTCAATGGTGTTGATAATAGCAGAAAAGAAACTGCCAGAAAAGAACGCGCCGTTGTAGAAATCATTCATCAGTTATTTCCATCATGGAAAAACGGTCTTTGTAATACTTTTGTAGTTCAGGAGTCATTTGATGTTTCCAAAATGGTAGGCTGATTTCCTGCCTCTACCCAATCAATATAAGCACGAAAATCAGGGTCTTGGTCTGATTGGCAAGGTGCAACCACCTTACCATCTTCATTCCTTGTTACTGTTCCTTGGTCAAGAATTATTGTGTACATCAGTAATCCGTTTCCATGTAAATACCGCCAATAGCCAAAGTAACCGCAGATGCAGTAGCGTTGTTTGTTCGCCAATTTCTAATTGCCAAATAAGTTGTATTTGATGGCAAAGCAGTTCCCGCTGTACCTGTCAAAGTGCCAGATGCCACGTTGCCTGTGTTCAATCTAACAACTTGGTAATACACTGTGTTTGCTGATGTTGGCGGTGAAAATAAAGTTAGTTCGTACCAATCTGTATTTGATGTTCCTGTTGGAAAATTTGCGCCAAGGTCAATCGCTGTTTGAGCCGCAGAACCGCCATAGTAAACAAACAAATTTGTATTTGATGCCCCTTGTCCCACGCCAATCACGTTTGTTAATGTAGATGGGTCTACGTTTGTTGGTGTATTTACTGCACTTGATAGCCCAACAAATGTTCTTGGTGATGCAACAGTGTCACCTATACCAAAACGAATAACATAATAAAACCCGCCGTATGCTGGAGTTGTAGCAGAACCAAGGGTAAATGACGCAGTCGCTTGCTGATAATTTCCAACAGTGCCAGCGACTGCTGTACTTTGAACTAAAACTCTATTAGCCCTTGTAAACATTGATGTTGTTGTAGTTGTTACTAAAACTGGCGTTCCATTGAAAGTATTTAAACCAGTAAGAGTAGGGTTTGCGTTGTTTAACGGGAATAAGATACCAATACGTTTATTAGCAAACGCTGGTTGCACCATTGCAATGCTTTGCGTAGCATTTAAAAACGCTGGTGCTGTATATCCACCCGCAATAGTTCTAGCAAATGTCTTTAAGTTACCCGCAGATGGGGCGGCAGGGTCTGAACTTACCGCTACGCTTGATACTTGATTGCTT